GACCAAGCATTGAAGGCATACCGAGGTTGAGTTTAGCACCTTCCATACCAGACTGTAAAACTTGATTTGATAGATTTGATAGAATACCACTCGTTGCTGTGCCCATCGCATCACTCATCACAGTGCTATCTGTCATACCACGCACATTCATATTACTGGTCAACGACTGCATCATCTCTTTCATCATGTCTTGGGTTGTGTTACGTGCAAGTCCTACCGCCTGGCCAGTGAGTACGTCTATATCACCTTTGTAACTGTCAATGGATCCCGTCAACTGAGGTACAAGAGAACTCATTATCTGGTCAATATAGTCTTGACCGATTCCTGTACGAGACTCTGGAAACAGGTCGGGCTTGTACAGCTGGGGCGGCTCAGTTTTTGAGGCACCACCTGGCAGCGTATTACTTGGGGGTGCACCTCCAGGCCAATCGCGCAACTCATTTATGCCATAGTCAGTATAGTGCTGTGTTGCAAAGTCATTAAGTGTGACGCCATCTGCAGCAAAGCTACCTCCATAGTATGCATCTGCTACATCAGTGTTCGCTGCGAGGTAAGCAGAAGCTGCTGTGGGAGCTGAGCCACCCCATGAGCGACCCTCACCAGCACCGTACGTTTGAAAATGCTGCTTAGCTGCTGCTTCCATCTGCGGTATTGTTAGCTTATTTCCTAAGGATCTTGCCACATCGGGGTTTGCCATTAGATAGTCTAAATAATCTGCCATAGTCTCACTCCTTAGAATTCTATTGTAAAGTTATTATCTCAATAGCGTTAATATCTTCTATAGTGATGGCCAATTTTACTTGATCCTCAAAGGCGTGTTTCTTGCCCATTACCTGGGATATCGCCCCTTTATAAGCATCTGCATGACCAAGAACCCTAACGGCCAATTCTGATACAGTCAGGCCCCTTACTGTTGCCAAACCAGTGAGCAATGGAACAGTTGCTGTGGTGTCAGCTTGGAATGCCAATGCTTCTCTTTCCTGGGTGTTGAAGGTGTCAATTTCTTCCTGCATTACACCGGATTTGATAGTTGCCGTTTCAGCTTTGAACAGATCGTTAATAGCCTGTATCTTTGCCTTTTTTGCTTTCTCAAATTCGCTTGCTCTGAATGCTGTTTCTTGTTCTGCTTTTGTCAATCCTTCTGGGATATCCCGAAACCTATCGACTTCAGTCCATGCTTCAACCCAATTAGACAATTGATCCTGAACAACCCCATCACGGATAACAATCTTTAAATCTGAACTTGCTACTGGTTTTGGGGTTATCAAAACCGGGTCAATATCTAAGTCATTACATGTGCTGACTGTCCAAATCTTAGGGTAAGAAGTGTTCGGATGTGCTTGACGGATTTCACCTTGAGTTTTCAGTGAACCATCTGATCTTAATCTATACATTTATTTCTCCTTATGATATTGCATAAAAGATATATTCTGCGCTGGTTACGTTAATGTTTGTTGCTGCTACTTGATTCACAATGAATCCACTTGCTTCAGGATCAACACTGTCATCAGTGGTAACCTCTGCTGCTGTTGTGTTAAGGCTTAGATGTGGATCGTTTGCAGCTACAATACCTCTGACTGAATCCCATACGAACCAATCACCTGTGGAGTCTGTGCGCTTGATCAGAATGAACCTTGCACCTGTACTAAACCCGCAATTAATGGTTTGACTTGATCCGTTACCTGTATATGATCCAACTTTGGATACACCAGGACACGTTGCGAATAGGTAGGTTATGTAGGTTACAGGGGAGCCGTTGACAATATTACTTGTACCGATTGTAAATCCAGTATCAGTAGGAGATGTATTATTCCAGATGCTGGAAAGTGTTAGGGGTGCTATATTATCATCTAATTGCAAGTACTTCGTGTTGTCTCCATAGTAGACTCCCCAATGTTCGCCAACTAAACTCCTGGCTTTCACAATCATCAACTCAGGAACCACTCCTAATCCATGTGATTCGGCATGAGCAACTCCTGTCCCGGTATAAGCAACGACATCAAAGAACCCAGGGGCACGTTTGAACATCCATGAGTAGAAATTACTTCCACTACCATAATCGTCAGAGTAGCCCTCCATGTAATCCCATTGTGTACTTAAATCAGGAACCTCTGAATATGCCGTATCCGTCTTTAAAGAAGTGGACCCAGTTAGCCTTGAGGTCATACTATTAGACTGAATACTACTAACCACTCGTCTTATTGCGGCATCTACAGGAAAGCCAGAATCAAAACCGGGGGCGGTTGCTGTTCTTTCACTAATAGCAAAAACCTCAGTCCCAACCTCTGGAGTCTTCATAGGTCTGCGGATTGCCATGTAGATGTATTCTCCGTTACCCCAATTAGCCATTTTAAACCCGGTTGAAGTTGGTGTGTAGTATACACTCCCATCCGAATATTCAGCACTTGATGAGTGTGGTTGTAGTAACTTTGATTGCGCCAAACTGAACCCACGCATATCATCGGTCATCCACCACGCACCCGAGAAAGTCGGTTTCGTTAAGAGCCATTGAGCTTCCCAACCTAAATCAACATCAGCCACGCCACCCGATACCGTAACGACACCACACTGAATCATCCCGTCATCTTCAGTATCATGGGCGAACAGGTAGATAATATGTTCTTGGCCGAGAGTGTTAAACTGCTCCACATCTATGGTTGTGTCTGTTACTGCCGTGAACCCCACAAAAGGTGCTGATCCTGCTGTACTGTTAAGAACTAAGTAATTGTCCTCCCCTATGGACCGATGGTATGTCCACCAGTTACCACTGGCACTTGTAGCTTTCAAGAAGAACAAACCAGGAGCAACGCCTAAGTCATGGTTGAGTAATCTACTCCCTGCAACACCATTGCCAGTGTACTTAACAACATCGAAGAATCGTGGTGCTTTACGGAATGTCCATGAGGCGTAGGTGGCTGCTAACCCCCCAACCCAATAACCACCAGTTTCATCAATAGAGAAACCAGTTGTATTAAAAGCTGATAAAGACTTTCCAGTAGCATCTACGTTAGCAGTGGTGTTATTTGACTGCAAAAACTGAGATGCCCCTCTTTCTGTGTCAGTTATAACGCTAGAGGTTGCTACAGACCTGCTCTTAATCCAAACCATCCCACCTTCACCAGCAAGGTCAATACCATTCACGATATCCTGCGTTGAGCCATTACCTTCATAGAGATAAGTGCTGAACACATCCTCGACATAGGTTGTAGCATCTACAACTCCTGCTCCCATAAGTAATTTAGTCATATTCCCTCCTTATGCAAAAGCCAAGGCAACAAGTTTACCGTACCAGATTGTTCCGGCATCTACTGTCCAGAACACGAGAGCATCAATTCCTGCAGCCGTTAGTGTCGGTGCTGTTGCTGCTGGCCAATCTACACTTGCAGGCCAGTTTACTATTTGACTCCCCCCATTCGTAAGTAGGAGAGCAAATTCACAGTACGAACCTGTTGCTGCTGGATTTGTGAAAGTAAATGTTTGTTCGGCTGTTGATACTGTTGCTGTGACCACATTACCAAGGGTTACATCAATAGCATCTGAACCACCGCCTGTATCACCAATTGCATTCACTGTGAATGATTCATCAAGGACTTTGGGTCTGGTAAGAACTGAGTCTGCCATATTGATTGTATTGATTGCAAACCCATTTGTATCAAGATCACCACCAAGTTGTGGGGTGGTGTCTTGAACAATCTCAGTTAGATCGCCGGGAATACCAGACTGGATTGATAGATCGGCATAGTTAGCTGCCCCATCGCCTATCCTGAAGGTGTTGTTTGTCTCGTCAAAGCATAATTGCCCATCTGGAATAACCGGATTGTTAGTCGCCCAGTTAGCTGCTGTGTCACGTCTTTGTCTTAATATTACTGCCATTAGATTGATCCTCCGCTCTCAAGAATTATGTCTGCACTTGAATATACTGTTGTTGAAGCTCCACCGTCAAAATCAACCACACCAGGTAAATTTAATATCGTGAAGCCATTAAGGTCTAAGTCACCACCCAGCTGCGGAGTTGGATCGTCAGAAACAGCACCAATTCCAGGAGCTATAGAACTCCAAGATGCCCCAGTATAAAATTTCATTAAATCACTGGTTGTATTGAAATACAGATCCCCAGCTTGAAGTGCTGAAGAATCATTCCTTGTTGCTGGATCAGAAGCCTTTGGCCCTTGATACACATCTGCAAAATTGGTTATGTCAACTACGTTTGTGGCTGCTGTTGTTACGTCTGTGCTTATTCCAGCTACCGTAGTTATGTTTGCTGAGATACCTGCTGCGGTTGTTACGTTTGCTGAAATTCCAGCAACTGTTGTGACATTAGCCGCGATACCCGCAACCGTAGTAACATTAGCAGCAATACCAGAAACAGTATCAATATTGGTTTGTTCCCCTGATGTTGGTGTCATTTGCAACCAAGTAGTTGTTCCAAGATCGTAGACCTTCATGACATCAATTGTAGTATTAAAATACAATGCCCCATCTACAAGAGCATCACCGTCATTATCAAGAGCCGGATCACTTGCCTTTGCACCAAGATATCTATCATCGAAATTATCAACCAAGGCTGTTGTCGTGACTACATCAGCGTTAGTAGTTACTACATCGGCATTAGTAGTTACTACATCGGCATTGGTTGAAACAACATCCGCATTGGTTGCTGTCTTGTCTAAAGCTGTTGCAGTTGCATCTGCTGTAGTAAGAACAACATCTGCTGCAGTAAGAACAACATCTGCATTTGTCGATACAACATCTGCATTGGTTGCTGTCTTGTCTAAAGCTGTTGCAGCTGCATCAGCATTTGTTGATACAACATCTGCATTGGTTGACACAACATCTGCTGCAGTCAGAACCTGATTAGCACCAACGCTTGCCTCAGCTGTATTGATCCGTGTGTTCAGATCAACCTCTCCTCCACGTGCTGCTTCAACTTCAACTCGTATTGGGAAGATATCATCCTTAAGATCATTCTGGATCTGGTATAGCGCATTCTTGCCAGATGTGCTGCCAGTAAATTCATCTTGTGTTCCAACCATTATGATTCCACCTTTAAAGCTTTGATAGTTACGCCGTCAATGTAAAGTGGTCTTCCAACTAACTTTACATTTGTAATTTGCCATTGAAAAGCTGTACAAGCAATGTTAAGTGGGTAAAATAACCTCGTATCTGTTGGGTCAATCGATGAAAGCCAATCATCAACCTCAACATCTGCGAGATCATCAACTGTAACTTTGTCGCTCATAGACACTGCTTTTGTGTCTTCAAAAGCATAAGTGTCTTCATTCTCGTTAATGAGAACTTTGAAGTCAAATTGTGCACCCATGTAGCTGGTCGCTATCAACTGGTACTGCTCGAGGTCAACATCAACCCCGTCGAAGACATAAACGTTTGATACGACATTTATGTCAAGAGCTGTGACGCCTAAGTCTTTATAACCAGTGCTGTTGAATTTATAGAACAAGCCATTTGTCATACCCATGACAAACTGTTCTTCATACTGTGAGAAGTAAGCTGGGGCATAGGGCAACACAAACTCACTCCAGGGAAAACCTGTTCTACCCTCTGCACCTTCCTCAGTGAAAGGCTGTTTTGTGTTGGCTATGAGTATTCGATCATACCCTGTCATTTTTAAAATATAGTGCCCATACTCTGGGTCATACCCAGCAAAAGCATCTAAGTCCCAATAGCTGTTTATGAGATTATCGATCCGTTCTGTGATTGGGAATGTCCGCACATCACCTGACTCTTGCACGCCTTTGAGTCTTGTCACTCCAATACGAGAGGCATTTAATAGGTCATTGTTTACGTTGACAAGGGTTTTTCTATTTGCACTTGCATGCTGGAAAACTGGAGTCACCTGATACTCCACGGGTGTTGCTCCAGTAAGTACACATAGATAAGGATTGGATTCATCTCCATAGACGTATAAGACGCCATAAAGGATCCCAAAAGCGCCTATTTTGAAGGAGTTCTTGTCCTCATCCACAACACCGACATAACCTCCACCATTCAGAGTTGACCAGTCTTTGTGGGTCAAATTACAGTAGTAAGCGCGGCCGGGTTCATCAGGGTTATATATGAAGAGTCGAGCACTTGAGTCCTTACCTGTGATGATACCAAAGGATGCTTTAGGTGGAACATCTGGGTGGATCTTCATCAGCGGATCTTTTGCAGTGTCAACAACTGTACCATTGAATGAGTGACCTGTAGCACTAATAACTGGTGTTGAGTAACTCAGCTCAAAGTTGGTTCCTTCAAGTGTGACATCATATTCAGTCTCAGGTGAGAGCTCAGTTGTGATGTCATCATCAGTGAATGAGACTGAGTAATACCCAGCCACATCAGTTACTGACTGGTTGAGTGCTTTAGAGGCCATCTCAACCCCGGCAGTGGTTTTCAGTTTCACGACAATGTCTGTTGAGGTGCCTGTTGTAGCTTTAACCTTGAACTGAACCAAAGTGATTGGGATCGTGTATCCAGCCTCCCAAGCTTTAGTTGTGAAGCGGCAACCCTGTATTGCACCAGTCGTAGTCCCATCATCCTCATCTTCGAAAGAGTCTTTATCCCAGACACTGTATTGAGTACCAGTGTCTCCACCATCGAAAGCAAGCTTTATCTCAGCAGTGGTGTCACAGTACTTCAACATGCCGCCATCCATGATAAGCATTGCACCTTTATAGGGGAGCAGAAAAGGTTTAACTCCAACAGTGCCTATAAGGGTCGGAACAGTACCGACGTCATAGTAGATCTTTCCATCCACATCTGCAGAAAACACTTCCTGGCCAGATGTAATATTACCAGTTTTCCTGTCACAGGGTACACCTATTGCAACAGTGGTAACTGCCTCTAAGACAGGCCTTGTGACAAGCTTTCCTCCTGGTCTAAACATGACATTCGTGGCTTGAGCTAACTCTTTTGTATTGAGAAGCGAGCCGCGTAGATTTGTGTTTAGGCCGAAAGGAAAACCTCGGAACGAAAGGGGCTGCCACTCTTCTGGGGTGAATGGGGCTCGTGCTATATTATTGTACATTGAGGCTCCCCTTCATTGATCGCTCAAATGTTCCATATTTGGCAATTGACTTTGCAAGTGCAGCAATGTATGCTTGTGTGGCTAGGCTTGCAACATTCTGCGGGTTGTGTTTACGTATCTCTTTTGACTCAACAACCAGAGACCGCATGAGCGCTTGATCCCACACACCATCATAGGGGATAGTGTCACTGACTGCTGTAAACTCTGTTATTACTGGCCAGTAGTATACAACCATATCACCTGCGGCATGATTGTATAGTGTGAGACCCAGAACAGTATCAAGGTATGACAGCTGTTCTGGGTTTAGAGGACTGTATTTGGGAATAGGGGCACCATCGAGAAAGATGTATCCAGGCACAATAAAACTCTTGTCTGCAATAGCATAGTCTGCAGTAGTGCTAACAACCGAAAAAGATGTATCATTAGCTGCAAGCTTGCATTCGACGTCCATAAGTGCTGAGCTGAATAAGTCCATTGAGTCATTAGCTAATGACATGAAGTCATTGTCAACAAAAAACTGAGTCTTATTTTCTCGAATGCGGAGACGTACTTTCTCAATTACAGTGCTCAAAGTTCCCATGGTTTATTCCTATTCTTTTACAGGTGCTGTGGTTTTGGGTTTTGCTGGAACGTAAGGTTTGATGACAGAAACAGAAAACCGTTTCTTCTGCTGCCGTAACATCATGCGCCCTGTGTTACGATCCATGGAAGCTGTAAAACCTTTGTAGTGAGCCTCTGCAGCTCTGAGAGGGTTTGACTCCTGCATGATGCCAGAGTCTTCAGGGACTGGCAAACTCAGATCAACTGTTGCATCTTTGAGGATATTAATCTGGACCTGCGAAAGAACAGTTTCAGTATCTGGATAGCAGACAGCTCGACCGTGAGCATGATCACCGAGGTCGTTAACAGGGATGGGGTTGTTCTTCTCATCACCATCTGCTTGGAGGTGATTTACTACAACCAAAAATAATTGTTTTCTTGGGTCTTTCTCGATGGTTTTTTCCATTGTCGAAAATTCCTTGTTAGGGTTGGGCTTATGATAAATCATAAGCCCAAGGTTTAATTCTAAAGAGCAGTAGCTCCGTGCTCGATTCTGATGAGGAAGTTATCATTCAGGATCTTGATGGTTGTGTAGGCCTTCCAACCAGAGGTGTTCCTCTGATTCAATGGATCTTCAGTACCAGAAGATCCAGCACGCTTCACAATATTTTCCACATTGCCTTTCTGCAGGGGTATAACACCATAAGCATCTTTTGCAATGACTAGAGTCTGGTATATATCACAAGAGGTATTGGCTGTGGTATAAACCAGACCGTTGGTTACTGCAGTACCGCCAGTGTTTGGCACAGTACCAGCGTTAGTGGTTGCAAGAATTCGGATACCTTTGAACTCACCGATTTCCTCTTCCATTACATCTTTCTGTGAGGAGTACTGTTCAACAGGAGTGAAACCAGTAAGACCCTCAAAATCCTGACGGCAATCAGTATGAGTGATTGCAATGAAAGCTGCCCGCAAAGGTACAGTACTAACCTTTTCAGTAGGGGCATTCATAGACCGGAATTTCATAGCATTGACGCCTTCCAGGGTTCGTACTGCAACCTGAAGGTCAGCTACAACAGCTGCAGTAATGACATTGATTCGCGCTGCGACACCATTAGCATATCGCACCGTGGTACCAGCCAGAAGACCGGCACGATGGATTGTATCGATGGATAGTCCAGCCTGCTCACCGAGAATCTCACCAGCCTCAACCAAGATTGGGTCGAGACCCATATCCAGAAGCTTATCAGTGATAACGATGAAATCGCCATACTGACCCATTGTAGCAGTGATAGCAGTCACGCTAAGAACTGTACCGGCAGGAGTTGTACCCTCAGTCAACTGGGTTGTATTAACTGCAAGTGATCCGTATTTACGGAAGGTGATTTTACTTCCAGCATTTTTGGGGAGCGGACGCGTCTGTCCAAACCGGCTGTAGAGAAGTGCTGCAAGAGAACGTCTCAGAAGGTTCCGGTCATAAAACCCCTCAATATTAATGGGAATTGTTGTGGTGGTTGTGTTTGTTGCCATTTTACCTCCAGAGGTAAATTAAGTTTTACTCTGTGATCTTAATAACCCTTTGTTTTATTCATCACAGAATCAAATTCCTTGTTACTGAGATCCCAAGCATTCTTGGGTTTGTTGGGGCGGGACGCATTGCTATTCCCTTGCCCACTCCGCAGGTTAAAAGTCTTCTCTTTCGATTGACCTGCGATTGTGGTTTGGGGTGCCTTCTGTCGTTTCACGCTGTCGTAAAACTTAAAAACTGCATTGACGTCTTGAGCTACAGCTTGATACTGAGCTACTGTTAAGCTCTGAAGTGCTGGTGCAAGATATACTTTCACCTTATCAAAGTTATCAGGATCTCGCTGCCTTAACATTTTTATAAGTGGTGGTTCTCCACCCTGGCCAGTGGGTGCCTCTGTTGTTTCTGTTGTGGCCTCAACCTTACCGGGGATAACTGGGTTGGCTGCCGAAGCTGCTTTCACCATGTTGTCCGCCAGCCAAAGTTCTTCAGTCTCGAAGTCTTCCCGTTTAGAAACAACAGGCATCGTCTTCGACAAAACCTTGTTGTTTATATAGTCACGGATTTCTGGATCGGATTCAACGATCTCAACGAGTCGCCGGTGGGGTGCAAGATTGGCAGTTTTCGTTTCGTAGTCATAACCTTTCTGAGCTAAGTTAATAGCCTCAGCAATGGTCACAGTTTTAGACACACCTTTATGGATTAATGTCACAGTTTCTGTGGCAGGTTTTGTGTCTGTCACAGTTGTATCATCAGTCACAACAGTTGTATCTTCTGCTGTTACAGCTCCAGATTGGTCGAACATGTTGTCAAAGTCAAAATCATCTGTGTCTGTGCTACCCTCTGTTACCCCGGTAGTTTCAGTTTCAATCTCAACATTAACATCGTTCTCGATCACTGGTTCTGGTTCTACAGCTGCAGTGTGGGCAACAGTTCCATCACTCGGTAGTGCATCACGTATACTATCAAAATCTTCATCCGATAGATCAAACGCGTCTTGCTGGGTATCTGCCATCTTTGTCTTCATCTCCTGTTTGTCGAGATTTTCTTTCAATTAACTCGATGTGATTTCGCTGTGCAATAAATTCCTTGAGCTTGTTCTCAAGTCTATCAACAGCATTCGATCGAGCCACCACCGTTTGGAACACTTCGATCTTAGGACCAAACTCAAGCTCCTTAAAAGCTTTATAGTGTTCCGCTCGTTCTGTTGTGAAGAAGTCTGCTAGAAGGCCAACTAAGCGGGTTGCTTCGTGGCCTGATTCGAGTTGCTGTTCTCGATCTGCATTATAGTCTTCGCCAGATCCACTCTTTGGGTTCTGAATCCTTCACCATCCTTTTGTTTAAGCTGTGCATTCGCAATCATTAGCTTCACTTTCAAAGCTTCCTGAGCTGCAGCAATTTCTCCATAAGCTGCAATCTCTTTCACGTCAACACCCTTCTGTTCGATCTGAATTTTCATCTGCTCTAACATCATCTGCATCTGCTGGACTGTCTCCTGCATCTGCTGTGCTTGTTGTGTCGCAGCTTCAAACTCATTCTTTGAAGAGATATAACTATCAGCATTGAATCCCATAGCCGATACATATTTTACTGCAATAGCCCGAGCTTTCACTGGGGTGATAATCCCGGGAAATTTTGTATTTAAATCGAACAAGACTGCCGACATCTGCAGTAGTCTTTGTGACTCAATTTGACCAGCTTGATCCTCAGTACCAAGATCTACATAGGCTTCAATCTTTGCACCTTTAATCATCTCAGGACTAATCTCAACTTCTTCACCATCAACCCTTGCAGTGAAAGGTTCTGTAATATTTTTCTGATAAAGCTTTGCAGCTTTCACGAAGAAGTCTTTAAGTCCACCCTCAGCAAAGAGTTGGCCGATAAGCTCGATTCTCTTCATTGAGGCATTCATTATGGTTTGGATACCGTGTGCTGTTTGGTTCAAAGAACTAGCATCAGTCCCTTGGTTGTATCGTGTTGAACCTGTACGATTCTCTTTGATCCCTTCGACATACTCAATCAGAGAAAGACTCGAAGCATCAAACCCAGAGGGCGCAAAATTCTTAACGTGGTCTGGATTTGCCCGGAATACATCACCAGGGATACCTTCAAGAAATCTCTCTTCATCGATTGTAGCTCCTGGTTTGATAAACCATCGTCCTGAGTTCTGGAAGTCATAGTTGTCTAATGTCTTCCTCATAAGCATTGATTTAAGCTCCTGGAGCTCTACAATGAGATCTGCGTATGCAATACCTTGGAAATGATAAACGTCAATGATGGGGCTGATTTTAGCACAAGGAACAAAGTTAGCTTCATTCAGTTCCCATCTGATCATGAGTCCATTCGCTTTATAGACTTTAACATCTTCGAGAAAACCATCGCCATTCACATCTATGCGTGTGTACCACTCAGTTAACTGAACACGTCGTTTAGCACCTTTGTCTTGAGCGCCAACATAATCATTCAGCACAGCATAATCAAAAAATCGTTTCCGTTCAGACTCAGTTTCAAAGTTGATGTATGAACCATCTTTCCCAGCTGAAGCCTCAACCATATCTAGATTCCAGAAATACTTCTCGTCATCTTTAGAATAAGCTTGATTGATCCGACGCAAGTAGTCTAAGGTGACAACAGTTGTAAAGCCTTTGCCAGTATCATCATTCATTGATCTGGTGTGCTCTTCGAATATAAACTCCCAATGGGGAATGTTGTCACAGACGAGGTTATCTTTAGATGCACGCTCAACTTGGCCTTTAACCAACATCTGGCCAGTGGGTCCAACCTGAGCAGTAGCAATTGTTACTTCGGGCATATTGGCCAACTCGGCAAACTGGTCTTGATCAACCATCTCTTCAAAGTCTTCAAGGATCATATCTACTTCCCAGAAGAGTTTTACATAAGCTGAGCCAGACACGAGAGCATCCTTGAACCAGGTGTAGAGAACCATGAAAAGGCCCATGGACTCGTCCGAATAGAGGTCTTTATATATTTGTCCCATTAGGGCCATACCTAGCTGTTCCGGAGTGAGTCCATATTCTTGAGCCACAGTGTTGCGTAGGCGTAACTTAATCTTGTGATCAGCTGAAGCAAACAACTTAATAAGGTTTGGGAGAATCCACTCAACAGTCTCAAGGAGGTCACGAGACATATACTTAGAACGACCGGGTTGCTCATTACCAAATGGGCGGCCATAGTATCTATCCCAGTTCAGAGTACGTTGTGGGACAATGTGTTGTTTCTGAAATCGTATTGAAGCATCGATCTCGTCGCAGACCTGCATCCCGATCTCTTCCCAAGTCATCTCTACATCTTTTTCAATGTAGACATCATACTCGTTTTCTGGACGTGAGTTACTCATATGTTTATAATATCCCTGCGGTGTATGTAAGCTTTACGTGCAAGCTCAGCGCTTTTATCGTATGTTGTATTGCTCACCATATCCAGTGAAACAGCTAAAGACAGCATGCGTAAACTATCAGCTCCATGGTTTGTCCAGTCTTTGTGTGGGTTCTCATAGAACATTGCATTCTTCTCATTGAACTCTTTTCTGTACAGTTGAAGAGCACCATAGCCAGAGTTATCACCTTGACTACATTTTTCAGAGTCCATCCAAAATCGGTTGAACATTGCTCTTGTTCGGTTGATGCCTGAGATCACGTCCATCTCACGGGGTAGCTCAATAAAGTCAATACCAGCTTTAGCCGCAATCTCTAATCTCTCTTCAGGCTCGTCTGTGGATGAATGCTGACGAGCGCCAATGTCGTGTGGTGCAAAGTGTTGTCCAAGTCTGTAACCAGTGTCATCCAAAACCTTCTTATAAAACCCAAAGCCTTTGTCCGTGTTACAGTAGAAGTCAACGATATGAATTGCTTTGCCCACCATCTGAAAAAACCAAAAGGCCATGTAATCGTGAATCCCCAAATCCCAGACAGTGTGCACTGGTAGAGTCTCGTCGACAGGTATTTTTGAGAGTCGACGTTCAACGATCATCCGTCGAATTTGCACTTCATAGTAAGCGCCACGCAGTGGAACAGAAAAAGCTTCTTCAGGTGTTGAAGGATATTCTCTCATCATCTCATCCTGTTGAAGTTCATACTTCTTCATATACCACAGCCTCTGCCCTTCGTTTATGGTTATGTCGTCCACATTTTTAAGGTCTTTAAAATACTCTGTCAACTCAATCGGCATCTGTAAAAACTCTTTCTCAAAGTCATCACTGGCCAGGGTGTATTCAGGGTGCTGCCACCAAGGGAAGAAAAAGAACTTGAAGTCAAGAGGAGTCAGCTTGGTCCCAGCCCTCATCTTCCCTAAGCTTGCCTGGCAAATGTTATAGTAGTCGCCGAAGTTTCCTTCTGCAGTTGACTCAATAAAGCAGAAGTTTCCAGCTTGAACTGTGTTAATTGCTCCAGTTCTAATCTCCTTCGCTTTCTCAGGATACTTAGCACAGATTTTCCCGTACTCTGAGATATGCAAGAATTGCAGTGTATCGGACCTAAGAGACGTCCCAACTGATATCGACGACCCGTTATTAAATCGATACTGTTTTGCTGAATCCGTATTTGCAGGCCTGAGTCTCTTAATAGCTTCAGGCAGATTTTCGTAGGCGAACTTAATTTTTTTGTCAAAAAACTTCTCCGCATCTTCTCGGTTATGTGCAATGATCCCACACGATGTCGTCTTGTTCCAAAGAGCACTATCCAAAAACAGTATGCATATGATTGTGGTCATGCCAAGCTGCCGAGCTTTTAAGAGTACGTTGAAATAGTGCATCCCAACGAACAGTAAGAGCTGGGCCCAGTTAAGATTAAATTTAACCTTCTTACCGTGTTTATTGATTATATAATAGAGATTGTTAAGTCTCCATAGTCTATCATGCAACCTATAATCCTTAAGGTCATTTGCTGCTTGGCAGTTTATAAGAGGATCCATCGATCTCATCTAATAAGTCCTTCAGCGATTTAGTTAATGCATCAGTAGTGTTCTCCAGATCTCTCACAGCCGGTATCTCTATAGCTTTATGCAAAATCGCCTGACGGTCTGTAAGCTTGGCATGTGAGTCGATTAATCGTTTTAACTCTTGTGAGTCGACACGTCCATCCTCAGCTAAATTCGCCATCAGGTGTGTGGCCCTCTGAAGACTGAATAACAGATTGGTTTCAGACTCTGCTAATGAATCCCAGGCCCGAGCGGAATGAAGCGTGACAAGGCCCGAAAGCTTAATCCGCGTCTGTTTGTAAGTCTCATTCACATGAGTCTCAAACTCCGCTTCTGCTTCAGGTGTGTCAAGCTGGATCTGTGATATGCTGCTATCTTCAAGCCACTCTTCTAAAGCTTTAGGGGTTAACCTAAACATACTGGCCAGAGATGTTATGGAGTCTTCGAGGAATTGGTATCTGTAAATAAGCTCTTCTTGGGCAGGAGGTGGAAGTCTGAGTGGAGTGCCATAGAATGGGCCGACTGGCGTAAGTGCACCAGTAGAATCTTTTCTCTCTTGCTCATTAAACTTATTTAAAAAATCATTCATATAGTTATTATAGCACATCTGGGTTGTGGTGTAAATGGGTGATTGTTTGTATGTTTAACAGTTTATGTGTAGGCTGGTTGGAGAAAAAGTTGGGAAATATATTTTATCTTAGTTGATGTGTGGATGAATCCCAAGCCACAAAAAAGGTGCAGGCACATGAGAAAATTGGGTACTCAAAAACAGATCACAAAAACCAGATCACACAAAAAATGTGTGGGCACATGTGAAAATTGGGTACTCAAAAAACAGATCACAAAAAAAAAAAAAATGTGCGGGCACATGAGAAAATTGGGTACTCAAAACAGATCACACAAAAAATGTGCGGCACATGAGAAAATTGGGTACTCAAAAACAGTGTGACCAAATGAATCCCATTCATTTTATGAGTGCCCCCCAGCCCCTGAATCCCATTCATTTTCTGAATACCATTCATTTTTTGAATCCCATTCATTTAATGAATCTTGCCTGGTCAGTCCGACCAGATGAATGAACCCAATTCATTTAATGAACCCAGCTCAACCAATGAACCCAATTCATTTAATGATTCAAAATAGACTAGTGAACCCAGCTCAACCAATGAACCCAATTCATTTAATGAACCCAGCTCAACCAATGAACTCAGCTCAACCAATGAACCCAGCTCAACCAATGAATGCTATTCATTTAGTACATAGCATTCATTTAGCACATAGCTTTTATTCAGTACATAGTATTCATTCAATGACTGTCAATTATAAATAGGTTTCAAATCATTTAATAAACTATTTACTTTTGATTTAGATTATCGTATAATATATATATTAAATGAATGACACAAGTTGTTCATAATCGCACACAAAAGGAGTCAAAAATGACAATCAAAAAAGTGACAGAAGAAATGACAATCGATCAAATGAAGGCCAGACTAGTTGAATTAGAAGCTGCTAATGTTAGACTGGAAGCAGCCAAGACAGATGGCGTGAAAGAACAAGTCAAGCGACTGATCGAGTCTGGCTTCAACACGATTGAATCAATTGCGACTGAGCTCGACAAGACAAGTAAAAACATCAGCTCGAACTTGACATATCTGCGAAAAGACTTAGCTGAGTCTGGCCAGACGATAATCAGTCAACGCATCAACAGCCTGACTTATGTGACAATCCAGCCGATGAGTATCTTCGGGATCTAACAAGAATCTGAGTCTGGCCAGAGATAATCCTGGTCAGACTTCTCAACACGAGGACAAGACAAATGGAACAAGACAAAAGACAAATGGAACAAGACAAAAGATATGAGAGCTCAGCGAATATACTGGGTCACCTCTTAGACAAGCGGAAAGAGAATATCGAACTGATCCGGGAAGCCCAGTTCGATCAACGGGAAGCCGAGACAGCAATCAAGAAGCTGGTGGTCGATGAAGGACTTCACGAGTGTCTCACGATCAACTACCAGAAGCTCAGCCAGCTCATATAATCTAACAGGCCAGGTGGGAGTGATCCCGCTTGGCCTTTTTTCTTATCCAGCCATCCAGCCGAGCTGGAATATTAAACTTGATGAACGCAGGCCCAAACAGACAAACCATAAGACGTCGATGAACGCAGGCCCAAACAGACAAACCATAAGACGCTGGGCCGAGATGAACTTTTGGAATTTCAATTTTAAAAAAAAAAGGTAATGATTTCAAGCACTTAAGAATCAAGTGAGGCACTTGTGTATCAAAAGTAGCTATAAAACAGCTATAAAACAGCTAAAATTTCTACGCTTTCTTCAAAATTACGCTTTCTGGC